CTAAGTTGCGATTGTGCCGCTAAACCCATATTCACAGCGGTTGTTCTAGCATTATCAGCAAGAGCCATACCAGTTTCAGCGATTATAATAGCTTTTCTTATGGTTTTGCTTTGTCCTGCAAAGACTGATAATAGTCCTATAGCATCCTTAACGCCTCGTTTTTTAGCGTTGTATTGAAACTTTTCTGCCGCCACCACATCTTTTTTCTGTGTCGCATTAAATTCAGCATCAGCTGCGCGGTTTTTCTCTCTTCTAATCGCCTCTAACTCGTCTAATGCTCCGTATTTTAAGACGGCAGCCTCATATTCCAAGTCATTTTGGATGTACATATTCTCAAGTTTTAAAGAATTGGCTGCAAGCTCATCGCCCTCAAGTCGCATTCTTCTTTCTTTAATTAAATTCTCTTCCGCAGATAAATTCTGTATAAGAATATCTCTTTTAGCTAAAGCCGCCGCACTATCCCTTTCCTGCTGATCTATTACTGCTTGCGCGGCGAGTTCTTTTTTCCTTGCCTCGTCATCTATAATTGCTTGCAACTCTAAAATTCTTGCATCTCTTGCCTTATTGCCAGCATTACTTCTACTGTCTTTATTTTTTAGTCGAGCAAGTTCAGCCTCATCAGTCTCTATAATTTTACTGGTCAAGATGCCAAAAGCATTGGCCATAGTGTTGATCGCGCTTGTTGCAAATCCAGCAAGCCCAGTTTCTTCTGCTATAACCCTGTTAAGTTCTGTAAAATTATCTGAAAGTAAGTCTGTTGCAGCAGCTAACCCACCGCCACCACCAGCACCACCTACCTGCTCTTCAAGCTGCTTAACTATCATAGCTTGAGCTTCAAATAGCTTACCGCTTTCTTGTAAAAGTTTTATTTGTCTCTTTTGTTCATCAGAAAATGATATGCCAGACCGTGTAAGTGCGGTTAGGTTTGTGGCGGGGTCTTCTAGCGCCTTACCAAGCTGTTTGGCTCCAGAAACGGCAGTCGTACCCATAACAGCGGCAATATCTTGCGTAAGACCTATGGCTGATCTGAATGTGTCACCAGATATACTCTTAAAGGTTAGCAGCACCCCTTGAGCATCTCTAATATCTTTAGCTGAAGCAAGTGTTCCTCTTGCAATTTCGTCAGCCATAGAGCCTAACTCTCTAGCCGTAAACCCAGCGGTAAAGCCAGTCGCTTGCGTGAGAGCTTCAAGCCTAAACATTTGCTCTTCATATTGTTGAAATATAGATAAAGAGTTTTGCATTGCGATACCAATACCAGCAATACCAGCACCTACAGCCAAGCCCCCAACACCAACTCTACTAAGACCAGTTGCTATAAAGGATAATCGACCAGATAAGCCGTTTAACGGGCCTGTAAGTGCTGCTGTTGCAGTAGAGGCGTTTCTAAAGGAATCGGCCATCTTGTTAGTGGCTTTTGTAGTTTTCTTTGTGCCTTTGGCAACTTTCGGTATTTCTTTTGAAGTTTTACCAGCGGCTTTAGTTAAAGCGTCAAGCTCTTTTTGCGCTTTTTTTAACTCGCTAGTATTTGCTTCAAATATCAGTCTTGCAATTGTGTCTGCCATTGGTTAAGCCTTTCCTGATCTAAACCTAAAATGGCATCGACTTGCCATCTATCTAATTGTTCATTATATAAAGTGCAATAAGCAAGTATGTCCGTAAGAGATATGCGCTCCACACCTTTTGATATTAAACAAAAAGCATCCCAAGTTGGCGATAGATGATTCTCTAAGTAAGGCTGGTTTTTTAGCGCTAAAGGTGTTCGACCGCTAATCCTTTCTATAGCAGCCCATTGCTCAATTCGGGTAGATTTACTACCTTTTTGTCTACCGTTAGCGTAAAAAACCCACCTGCCAAACGCGATTAAGTTTTCGGTTTGGCTTTTATAAAATTTTCTCTATCGCCCATAAATAAATCAACTTGATCTTTTATATACGGGGCGTTTATATATAGCTGCTTGCATAGCTTTTTAGTAAACTTTTCATCTGTACCGCGCCAACCTAGCGTCAAACTAACAAGTCCGTCTGTAAGCATTTCCTCGTCATCAAAATCTTTATTATTGCGATAAGACTCAAGGTATACTTTTTGCTGTTTTTTAGTTTGCGCTCTAAACAACGCAGAATCCACGCCTACAACTTTTATAAATAAGCCAGTGGGATTTCCTAGATCGTCCTTAACTTCAAACTCTGCACCAGAGTCATGTGCTTCAGATGTATATAGCTCACTAATTTTCATTTTTCCACCCTTTTAGAAAGTTAAGCCCCGCATAGCGAGGCTATTATTTTAAATACTTGTATCTATAGTTAAAGCTGATAGATTTCCATTATCTTTGTATATTGCGACAAACTCTGTCGATATACTCAAAAGACCTTCGCCACCAACTTCAACAGCGCCAGTAGTATATACCACTTCAGGCATTGTAAATTTAATACCTGTAGAGCCAGAACCTAAGCTAACAATAATTGCCTCTTTAGTGCTTGCTAGGAACTTCTCATACTGAGCAATACCACCAGTATCATCAAAATGTGCTGTAAAAGAGCCGCTAACACGACACTTGCCGATACCACCTTGCGTGGCTAAGTTAGAGCCAATCTTGTTTGCAGTTGATAGACCGTTATCTATAGCTAAAGAAAAATCTGTAATTATAGCCGCAGAGGAACCACCTAAGGTTATAGTAGCCTGACTAGAGTGATAAGGATTATTTGCATCCGTGTAGTCAGCTTCCGAGCCATCTATTTCAGCGTTCTCGGTAGTCATAGTTGACCCGATAAGGCCAAAAGAGCATTCAATCAACCCGTCAGCAGGAACTGTCATAGAGAAAGAGTTAAACTCACAACCTTTATAAACATGCACATCGCTATTAGACGCTAAATCTAAAAAAGTTTGATGCAGCGTGTAAGACTGTCTTACCGAGCCGATGTCAAAATCACCGCCTGACTCTAATGCGTCTACGCCTAGAATAGCTCTTAAACCCTCAATATAAGCAGGCTGATGCGATAAATCAAAACTTACATCACCAGTTACCGAATGAGCGCCCATAATTACATCTTGGACCTCTCTATCACCCGTAATAACGCCTGATTCATGATTTGTTTTTGCTAAAGATAAATTTACACTTTTAAAAGGGAATACGCTGTATGCGGCATCTGTTATAGCTGTGCCGTATGTAGCTTCCTCTTGTATGCTTAATTTTACATTTTGACCACTTGCAATAGTCATGTTTTTCTAACTCCTCGCGGGCGTGACCGCATAATAAGATACATCTATATTTCTAACAAAAAATGCACCATCTCTGCGCCCAACGCCAAGTGATACGTTCAAAATCCTAACGACTGTGCCGTTAGCAGTTATTTGCATTCCTCTAGAAAAGTAGTTGGCGATACTGTCTATTCGATCAGTAAATCCACCAACACCAGTTTTGCTGTAGTAGTCAATCTGGAAAAGACCATCGTGCTTTTCAGTTCCAGATGTACCAAGGCTTGCGGTGCTTGTGTCCGCTGGTAGCAACGTGCCTACAACCCATTCAGCATTTAAATTAGTTTTTAAAACTTCAGACAAATCAAAGTCTGTATTTTCGTATATTTTATGTGTAATACTTAAATTTGTACACATTGTATTGAAGAGCGATTCAAATCCAATGCGTATATTCCTAAAAGGCTTAGTAGTATCTGGAGCTACGCCTTGTGTAATTGAGCCAGCATCAATATTGTAAATGTCACCAGTAGAAGACTCGGTTATTAAGTTGTAATCTACGCTCATTGATATTTCCTTACAGCTTGCAACATACTAATCCGCATCATTCCAGCAGGCGCTCTCGCATAACCACCTAGCTCTATTTTTTCAGCGTAGGGCAATGAGTTAGTAAAAAATATAGATTCGCCCATTGTAGATTTATTGATCTTACTTGTTACTCTTTCAGCACTTTCAAGGCTATCTTGCCCTGACTTATCTTCGCTTCTGCCGCTTACAGCTTTAATTGGAGCGCCAAAACTTGCATACCAGCTATTCTTTAGCTTACCTGTATCAACGGATGTCCGATTAACCGTACTAACCATTACATCTTGCACGACTTTTTTTACCGTTTTATTGGCATCTGCAAGTGCAATCTTTGTATAAGCCTTAACTTCTGAGTCGAAGCTCATAATAAATCACCGTTTGAGCTGGTTGTATTGGTGTTATCTCAATAATTCTATAGCTTTCAGAATTTATAGTAGCCGTATCACCAATTTTAGGCGGTGTTGCGGAGTACGCAACGGCAGGAATATCCTTAAAGGCTAAAGAGTTATCAGTCCCCTCCTCCTTTATTTGAGCAAATAAAACTACATTTGCAGTATACGTTGTCTGACTACTAGAACTAACACCTTGTGTCGGGTCATAGGTGACATTACCATTTCTAGTAAAGGTCACAGATTGACCGAAATCGGTAATCAGTTTCGTAGCTGTTGACGCTAGTGGCGTATAATCAAAGGCCATTATGCCCTCACAACCCTCATCGGGTTTCTAATTAGCTTTCTAAGCGCCTGAGAGGCCGCTGGTAGCAAAGTACGATCTGCGCTAGAGGATTTATACTCTACCTCTATCTCGCCTATCTTCTCTTTTACAGTCTCTCTGGAGATGGGGTCATTTATACCGAACCCTTGCTCAAAACCGTATGCCAATTCGTA